GAAAAGCAAAACCATTATCCCAAGATGGAGCTTGGTGTGATTCCCAAAGTTCATCACTTTTTCCCAATAAGAATAAATCATATAACCAATTAAACCCTTCTGGCGTTGAAATAAACACAGCTTTACCTTTTCTATCAGATAATGTGGGAGATAAATACATATCCCAAATTCTTGGTCTTACTTTAGCTGCCTCATCTATTATTAGCAGATCTAACCCTTCACCTACAAGTGAATCAGGATTGTCTGCCGATTTAGCTTCTACTGTAGTACCCCACTTGAATTTGATATATCTTTCTTTTTCGGAAGCCTTAATAATGTCATTCTGATGTCCTTTTACCATTTTATCCCATACTTCTCTAAACATCAAATCGGCTTTATCATACGAAAGACCTACGAGCCATATCCTTTGATTAGGCTGGGAAGCATAAAAGGTTGCTTCCATAGCACTCGCAGTCGTCTTTCCAAATCGCCTCCCACAAACCATAACAAAAAACCTTGCAGATTCTTTAGTAGGAAAGTGCAACTTTCTCTGACCCTCGTGTGGTTCGTACCCTAAAAAGTCGAACCATTTTTGTTTGTAATCATTTAAAACTTGCATAAGTCTACCATTCTAATTTAACTTACGAAGTAGGAGAAATGCAAGATATAGTATTTTGCATTAACAAATACACAACATATAGGAGGGCAGTATGTCCGAAGAAAATGTAGTATCAAATGAAACAGTAGTGGATAATGGTACAGAGAATGTTACTCAGGAATCAGCTCAGAATGAGTACATAGCAGAAAGCAAGAAGTATAGAAAAAGAGCGCAAGAAGCTGAAAATCAGTTATCAGAAATTAAAAAACAACTTCAAGAACAAGAAAACACTAAACTTAAAGAAAAAGAAGAATTTAAAACATTGGCAGAAAAATTTGAAGCCGAAGTTGAATCTTTATCTCCATACAAAGAAAAGTATGAAAGTATAGTCAATCAAAGAAAAGAAGTGTTATTATCTTCTATACCTGAAGAACAGCGTGAACAATTCAAAAATAAAGATTTAGACGTATTAGAGTTTATGGTGTCACAATTAAAACCTAAAACACCGTCAGAACCTAGTGTTAGGGCAACTGTTAAAGGTAAACCTATGTCTGATGAATGGCATAATATGTCAAAACAAGACAAAGAAAGAAATTGGAAAGACATCGTAAAATCTTTTGCTAAAAAATAGAAAGAAGGTTTTATAAATGGCAAACATAAGTGATCCATTAGATATTAATATGCTGCAAGGTGGTGCATCTGCTGCTGCAGCTGACTCAGTAGGACAAGAATTTGTACCTGAAGTATGGGGTCAAGCAATTCTTGATAAATTCAGAACAAATACAGTAATGTTACCTTTAGCTAATGATTTATCATCTGAAGCTGTTGGTGCAGATAAAATACACCTACCACACATTGGTGTTACACCATTAGGTGATGTTGCACAAGGTACACCTATTGCTTCTGACGTAGCTTCAGGTGGTTCAATGGTAGCAACTGAAACTTCATTAAGTATAGATCAACATAAAGTAACTTCTTTATGGATTCCTGACGCATTAAAAGCTCAGTCATCATACAATTTATTTAATATGTATTCTGACCAATTAGCTTATGCAATAGGTAGAGGTGTTGATAATTATTTAATGTATAAAATAGTTGATAATCTAACTACAGCTCACGGTGGTACATCAGGTGCTACACAAGATACTGTAGATATGTTAGAAGTAGGCGATGCTCTTGCAGCAGGTAATATTGATGACATATTTAAAGCAGTAATTCTTGAAACAGGAAGTACAGAAGGTTGGACAATGGTTTTAAGTCCTACTTTATATGCTTCTTTAGCAGCTTTAGATTCAGCAGCAGGATTTGTTAGAGGTACAGCAGGACCATTAGGTGCTGATTTCGCTTCTACAGGTGTTGCAGGTAACATTTTAGGAATGAATGTTGTGGTTACACAATCTCCATACTTAGATGTAGGTGCTGTTTCTGCTGATGCAGACAAAGGCGTAACTGCTTGGACTGGTTTTGATACAAATGATACTACTAATGATGACATTCTTAGAGGATTCTGTATTCATAACTCAGCATTATATTATGCTGCTGCTCAATCACCAAGAGTACAACAATCTTACCAACACACAGAACTTTCTGACTTAATTACTGTAGATGCTATCTATGGTTGTGCAGTTAGAAACTCTGCTACTGCTGGTGACAGAAGAATCATTGGTTTATCTAAAAACGTATAGTATAGACTAAATGCAATATATAAAGGGGGGAGTTTTTACTCCCTCCTTTTATAATAAAATATTTAGAAAGAAAAAATGAGCTTAATAGACAGTATAAAAGAACACGAAGGTTATGTAGGTATAGTTTACAAAGATAGTTTAGGTATAGATACTATAGGCTACGGATTTGCAATAAAAGATTTAGAATTAGATAAGGATATATGCGACATTATTCTTGAACGTAAATTACACAATTTAGAAGATAGTGTTAATTTTAAGTTTAGTTGGTTTATGTATATGCCACAAGAAATCAAAAATGTTGTTTTAGAGATGTGTTATCAATTAGGTGTGAATGGTTTTTCTAAGTTTAAGAAAACTATTTCTTTTTTACAGGACAGACAATTTGAAGAAGCATCAGTAGAGATGCTAGATAGCCTTTGGGCGAAACAAACACCTAACAGAGCAAAAGAATTAAGCGATAGGGTAAAAGAGGTGGATTTTGGACATTGACAGTATAAAAGTTGGTACGCTTGGGTTAAGTGGATATTTTGTAAAGTGTATTGATTTATTTGGTCCAGTAATAGAAATGGGATATATGGTAGTGCTTATCGCATATTTTTTATATCGTATAAAACAAATAAAAAGTGAGATAAAATAGATGGATAGAGGCGTAGTTAAAAGAGTAATTGTAACGCCTGACAAACACTTTCCTCTACACGACCAACCAGCCATAAACTGCCTTAAAAAAGCTATAGAGATAGTTAAGCCTGATGCGTATGTAGATATAGGTGATGTTGGGGAATGGCACGCATTTAGTGCTTGGAGATTTAAAAGAAAAAAAGCTCCACCATTAGAATACCTTATAGAAGATTTCGAACAAGATGTAAAAGATGTTAATGCTGGTATGGATCAGATTGATGAGGTTCTTGACAAAGTTAATTGTCACGAGAGATACATCACAGAAGGTAACCACGATAACTGGTTAAACTTTGCTGTAGAAAAGTATCCTTACATACCTCAGTATAAATTTGCTAATGCAGTTAATCTAAAGGATAGAGGATATAAATATATTCCCTTTGGAAAACACTTAAAATTAGGTAAATTATACCTATATCACGGACACCATTATGGAGGGCAATATCATACTTCCAACCATTTGCGTAAACTTGGTTGTAATATTATGTATGGACATTGGCACGAACTCCAGCAAATGTCTGTTACCCATAAAGACGGACCTAGGTCTGCTTGGAGTATCGGATGTTTAAAAGATATGAGTGACGAAGCAAACTCTTGGCTTGGTGGTAGACCGATTAACTGGGCGCACGCATTTGCAATAGTAGATTTTTTTAAAGGTGGACTATTTACAGTTCACATAATACAGATAATAAATGGCAGAACTTCATTATGGGGTGAGCTAATAGATGGAAACAAAAAATGATTAAAGTCTTATTAGCTAGATGGATAGCCAAAAAAGGTGGAGTTTCTGTATTGTTAATGATTGGTGATTTGATAGTCAAAACAACTAAATCAAAAAAAGACGATGAGTTGTGGAGTAAAATAAGACCAATAATAAAAAAGTATAAATAGGAGAAACAATATGTTAGATTTTTTAATGAGTAATTCAGGATTGTTAATGGGTGGTACTGGTGGTGGAATAGCACTATATATCCTCAAAAAGGTGCCAAATAAAGAGATTTGTGGTTGGGTTGAGTCAATATGCTACTCAGCAGGTAAAGTTATGACTTTAGGGTTATCTAAGTGGAAATTTACAAAAGGTATATGGAATAAGACTATAGAGCCTTGGTTTGTAGATCTACTAGATAACTTTGTAGGTTCAGCTGTAAGAGGATTCATTAAGGGGTTACGAGTAGATTAATGCCTTATAAAAAGACAAAAGATGGTAGTTTAGTTAATGAAGTCACTTTAGGTGATGGCTATCCTTTGTCTAATGATAAACAACCTTTGAAAGTTGGTGGGGAAGCATCTATAATAAATGTTTCCTCGCCTACACCTGATGGTAGTGTTGATGGCGAAGTAGAAGTTAAAGGTAAACTAAAAGCCAAAGACACAGTAATACAAGGTGATTTAAAAGTATTTTCAGATAGTGATACAAATCCACAATTTAGATTTCAATCTAAACAAGGTGTAAATTGTCAAGTAGATGTAGCAACTGCTGCTAACACAAGAGCAAGTTTAAAATTATCAAATAGTCAAGGCATCTTTGAATTAAGACGTGATCCAAGCACTACCTCACTAAAATTTACAGATGGTACTAATACACCTTTAATACTTGATGGTGATAATGTAGAGTTCACTAATCTTACTGATGGTTCTATAACAATAGATAGTTTTGTAGATGAAGATAATATGTCGTCAAACTCGGCAACAAAAGTGCCTACACAGCAATCAGTAAAAGCCTATGTAGATAACGAAGTAGCAGGATTAGTAGATTCTGCACCTGCTGCTTTAGACACACTTAATGAACTTGCTGCTGCACTTAATGATGATGCAAGTTTTTCTACTACAATTACTAATAGTTTAGCATTAAAAGCACCATTAGCAGCACCTGCATTTACAGGTAATGCAACATTTGATTCTACTACATTAGCAATAGATTCTTCTAATAATAGAGTAGGTATAGGTACTACAAGTCCTTCAGAAATGTTGCACTTACAAGGCACAGGCGATGTAAAGATTTTATTAGAAGCAGATACTGATAATGCTACTGAAACTGATAATCCTGAAATAATATTTTCACAAGATGGTGGTGCAGTAACAGGTATAGCAGCACTTACCTCTAACAATACTTTTTGGTTAGCAAATACCTTTGACGATACTACAGGTGCTTTAAAATTAGGCACGAGAAATACTGCAAGAATGACTATTGAAGGCGATGGTAATGTAGGTATAGGTACAACAAGTCCTGATGTTGCTTTAGAAATAAATGGTGGTGCAGGAACAGATTTAGACCCATTATTAAGAATTAATAAAGATGTAGATGGAGATGGTTCGGCAACAGGTATATTAATTGGTGCAGTTGCAGCAGGATATTCTAAATCAGGTATATTTTTTGAAAACAAAGGAATTGGTAATGGTAAAGGTAATTTATACTTTTGTAACGACAATACAGGAGATACCTCAGATGCTACTATAGCAGATGCAAGAATGACTATTACAAATACAGGCAATGTTGGTATAGGTACTACAAGTCCTTCAGTTAAGTTAGATGTAGAAGAATCTTCAGTATCGGCTCTTATAGATATACATCAATCTGCTTCAAGTACAGGCACAGATTCAGGGATTAGATTTCAAAAAAATAGTAACTTAAAAGGTACTGTAGGTTATAATGCAGGTACTGATACAGTAAACTTAAATTATGGTGCGTTTGACAATACTCATCTTAATATAGATAGTAGTGGTAAAGTAGGTATAGGTACTACAAGTCCACAATCGGCTTTACACGTTGAAGAAGGCGATATAAGAATTGATACTGCTCAAAATGGTACACAAGCATTAAGATTTAGTGATAGAAATGGTACAGAAGGACAATTACAATATAATTCACAGTATTTAAAATTAAGAATGTTAACTGATGCAGCAGATGGTACAGATACAAAAAGATTAACAGTATTAGGTGGGCAAGATGCTACAGCAGTAGGTATAGGTACAGACGACCCTACTACTACACTTGACGTAGAAGGTACTGTGTCATATAAATCAATAGGATTATCGTCAAGTTCTGATGCTTTTGATGTGTCAGGTGCTACAAC